ACTGACTGCCACATCATCTTTGGCACCAGCCCGACTGCGACCACCAGCACGGCCTACCTACCGGCCAATCAGGTCGAGTATTTCAAGGCTGACGAGGGCGACAAGATCGCCGCAATCCGAGCCAACGCAGACGGAACCTTGTACGTTACAGAGATGGCCTAATGCTTAGAAACCCCGGACTACGCAAGAGCGTCGAGCAACCTGTCCTCGACCTGAACTTTGCCGCCAGCCAGATTGGCTCTAACGGTGCGCCTGATGGGCGTATGAACGATTTCAATCGTGGCAGCAATGCGTGGTTCGTGGACAGCGATGGTCTGGTAAAAAAGTCGCCGCATAATTTGCAGGTTTACTCGCAGGACTTTGACAATGCTGCTTGGTCAAAAAGTCGTGTTACTGTTTCAGCAAACGCGATTACAGCACCCGATGGCACTTTGACTGCTGATAAAATTGTTGAGACAGCAGAATCAGGCGCAAAATATTGGCGTGATTTTGCAAGTGCTGTAACTGGTGAGCGGTTCTTCTTTTCTGTTTTTGCAAAAGCTGCTGAAAGAAAATATTTACAGATGTGGACTGCTTTCGGCACTGGTGGAAATTGGCCGGAGGTGTGGAATATTTTTGATGTAGAAGCTGGGACTGTTATTAGGTCCGACTCTGATGGTGATAGCGCTACAATAGAAGACGTTGGCAACGGCTGGTTCCGCTGCACCACATCCATTACTGCTGATGGCACTGGTCTTGATGACATAGGCTTTGGCTTGTGGGATGGGGTTGGCTCTATACCGACAACATCAGTAAGTTATACAGGCGACGGTTCGTCCGGTCTGTTTGTTTGGGGTGCTCAGTTTTCCCAACACACCACCCTGCCTGTAGACAACCCCTACATCAAAACCGAAGGCAGCGCGGTATATGCTGCACGCCTCGACCACGACCCGGCTTGGTTCATGTCTGCGGCTCAGGAACAGAACCTGTTCGAGTACAGCGAAATGCTGGATGACAGTGCTTGGACAAAAACTATACTTAATGTAACAGCTAATGCTGAAACTGACCCGCTGGGCGGGACGACTGCTGAGTACCTTTATGCAAGCAGCCCATCTGGAGTTTACCCTTTTATCCAAGGCTCTTTTGACGCAAAGAAAGGCGCGGTTCACACCGTTTCTTTTTACGCCAAGGCCGGTGAGATTGACGTTGTAACAATAAACATTAGAAAACCTGACGGAACTTATATTGCAGCCCCTATTGAGAACCAATCTTTGACCTCAGAGTGGCAAAGGTTTTCTGGCACATTTACAGCAAATGAAGACTCTCATATTATTAGGCTTTATTTTGGCTCTGGCGCTAAGACTTGGACCGGAGACCAAGGCTTTTACATCTGGGGTACTCAAATAGAGGTCGGCAGCACGGCCAGCACCTACCACCGCACTGAGGGCCAGCCGTACTACGGCGAGGGAGCCACGCCGAGGGGGCTGCTGATTGAGGAGGCGCGGACTAATCTTGTTGATGACAGCGAGGACTTTAGCGCGGCATCTTGGAGTGGCTCTGGGGTGACTGTTACAGGGAATGATGTCCTTGCTCCTGATGGCACTACCACAGGCACAAAACTTGTGGCGACCAGTACAAACGCAATTTTGTCAGACTCGTTTACAAAAGCAGCTTCTGCTAAAACTTACACCGCCACTCTTTTTGCCAAAACGGGCGATGAACAAAACATTACGTTGACGATTGATGACGGCAACAGCACCAATCGTGGACGAGTTGTTTTTGACATTACAGATGGTTCTGTAAGCAGCACAAATGACGATGGTGACTTTACCAACACATCAGGCTCTGTCGAAGATTTTGGCAATGGTTGGTATAGGCTGCGAGTTACAACAACGACCAACACTGGCACATCGTTGCGGCATAGGTTTTTCTTTACCGACTTTGGCACAGACACATGCTTTGTCTGGGGTGCGCAGCTAGAAGAAGGCTCCTTCCCCACATCCTACATCCAGACCACCGGCAGCAGCGCCACCCGCAACGCCGACGTAGCGACGATGGGGCCGACGACCGGCGGGACAGAGCTTGTGACCAACGGCACGTTTGATACTGACAGTGATTGGGTTGTTACAGCAGCCGCATCAATTACTGGCGGTGAGCTTGTTTATAGCAGTGCTGGGCAATTTAAAAATACAGACCAAATAATTGCTGGCAAATTTGTTGCTGGTCGCAGATACAGATTTTCTTGCGATGTGACTAGCTACACTAGCGGCACTTTTAAAGTTATTTATTTAGAAGGGTCTACCAACCAAGGTGATGTTACATCTACATCTACCGGCGCTGTTACGTTTGACTTTACTTGCGTGGATGATAATCCCGGCGGTGGCGGTAATCGCATTAGGCTACAGTCGTTTGCATCCTCTAATAACACCTTTGCCATCGACAACGTAAGCGTCCGCGAACTGTACCCCTTCGAGCAGTACAATCCCGCCGAGGGGACGGTGCTTGTTGAAGCCACACAGACAGGTGAAGGCAGTAGCTTTGCTTCTGTTGCCGCCATTGTACAAAACGGCTCTCATGATAATGATTTGATAAATATTTATAGGTCTTCATCTAATGATAGGATTCAATTAGCCATAAAGTCAGGCGGCACATTGTCGGCGGATATAGGCCTTAGTAATGCAAGGTCTTTGGGGACAGCATATAAGTTTGCAGGTTCTTATCTCGAAAACAGTGCCTCAGTTTCTCTTGATGGCCTACCCCGCGCTGATAACACATCAGCGACAATTCCGGCTGTAGACCAGATTTTGTTTTACGGTGATGTAAATTTCCAAGGCAATGAACACTCTGGATACATCAAGAGGTTCCAGTATTACAAACGCAAGCTAGACAAAGTAACACTGCAATCGCTGACGAGTGACTAATGACTGATGACCTCGACAACACCCCGCCGCCTCAGATTGACTGGTACATAAAAGTAGCCGACCGGGCCGCTTTGATTACCGCACTGAAAGGGCCAAGCGAGACACGCGACACCTTCGATGACGACGGCAATGTCACCGGCAGCGAGACGGTGCATCCGCACAGCATCATCAGCCAAGACGAGGATGACAATGATGTCATCAGGGCCACAAGCTGGGTGCGGGTGGACGAGATTGGCAGCATCTATGCGCCGACTGGCAAGACGCTGACTGACGATGATGGCAACAGCTATCCTGAGATGGCGGCTGTGGCTGGCTACCACGCCAATCTGCGTAAGCTGTCAGACAAGGCCGACACGCTCATCCAGCACTTAGAGGATGGTGGTGACACGATTACACCACCGGCAACACCAGCGAGGGGGTTTGCGTGATGGAAATGTCCGGCCTCATTGACCTGCTAATCGGCTTGGTCATAGCTGGTGGGTCTTGGTTCATTGGTGGTATAGCGCGTGAGCAAAAGCGCATCGACATCCTATTGAACAGGACGCGCGAAGACTACGCCACCAAGGGCGAACTGCGCGACGACAGGCAGAACGTGATGGACGCGCTGAACCGGCTCGACGCGAAGCTGGACAAGCTGATGAGCCGCGACTGATGTGGAGGCAACCGTCGCGTTTGTGCTTTACGTCTTCCTCGGCACTGGCGAGGACCGGCGCAAGGTCAGTGAAGATTTAGCCTTTCGGGATTTGACGGAGTGCGTGTGGTACGCCCAGACCCTCCACAAGCAGGGGAGCCAGATCACGGCATATTGCTTGCCGAAGATGGTGCCGCCAACACGGAAGGTGTATTGATGATCGCGATGCCAATGATTGACCTGATACAGGTCGGGCTGTTGATAGCGATCCTTGTCCTTGTGACGAGGCGCTGATGGTCGATCCAGTTACCGCCGCAGCCACAGCGGCTTCTGCCTTCAGAGTGATTAAGGCCGGGTTCTCGGTCGGGCGCGACATCGAGCAGATGGCGGGCGACATCTCGCGCTGGATGGGCGCGCTGTCAGATCTGGACGAGGCGGATCGCCTCGCGAAGAACCCGCCGATCTTCAAGCAGCTTTTTGCTGGCCAGTCCGCCGAGGCGGAGGCTGCGTCGATCTGGGCCGCAAAGCGCAACGCAATCGAGCAGCGCGACCAACTCCGCACATATATCCAATACACGATGGGCCAGAGCGCGTGGGACGACCTCGTGGCGACTGAGGCGCGCATCCGCAAGGAGCGCAAGGAGACGCTATATCGTCAAGCCGAGCGGCGCAGAAAATTCCTTGAAGTTGCGGCGGTTGTGGCCTTTTCTATTGTGACGTTGGGCTTCTTCGCCCTGATCATATGGCTGTATCTGGAGAAGAATAAATAACGGGATCCGCGACTACGACCGGCCTTCAGGGTGAGTACCTGACGGCGGCGGCGATATTGGAATTGGGCTGGCGCGTCTCGCACGCGCAGCAGGACGCGGTGGATCTGGTCGCGTGGCTGGACCAGACCTTCATCCGCGTGCAGGTAAAGTCTGCCCACCTGCGCAAACAGAAGCATCACAACCCGTGCTATCAATTCCAGAATGGATCTGGCCGGGTGAAGAAGACGCTGCCGACGCTGGACAAGATGGATATCATCGCGCATTGCGCCATTGACCAGCGGAGGGTACATTTTCAGGCAGCGTGCTGCGTCAATCAATACAGCCAACGCAGACCGCCGAGCTGGTTTGAGACGCCAGATCTGGAAGAGGAAAGCTGGCAACGCGCCGTGCAAATTATTATGGAGACGCGAAATGGATTGGTCTAAATATCCCAACTTCAGCGAGGCCGAGCTGCGGTGCAGCGAGACTGGCGAGTGCAGGATGACGGCAGACTTCATGCGCCGGCTTCAGGCGCTGCGTGAGGAATATGGCAAGCCGATGGCAATCACCAGTGGCTACCGCTCACCACAACACAGCATCGAAGCCAGCAAGGCACAGCCCGGCACACACGCGCGGGGCATTGCCGTGGACATCGCAGTGTCCGGTCAAGACTGCTACGAGCTGATGGGGCTGGCAATGAAGCACGGCTTCACCGGCATTGGAGTGGCGCAGAAGGGGTCCGGCAGGTTCCTGCATCTGGACACGTTCAAGGGCGGCCCACGGCCCAACGTCTGGAGCTACTGATGACGTGGCTGCTGTTGCTGGTCGTTGCTGTCGATGGCGACATCTCGGTTGAGGTGTTGTCGCGCCACGACACTGTAGCCGGCTGTCATGTGGCCGGCACTAAGATCCACTGGGAAGAGCGGTTGCCTGTCAATCAGGAGATGCTGTGTTTCCCAACAGACCAAGAGGTGAAATGATGTTTGCAGTATTGGCAAAGATCCTTGGGAGCGGTGACGTGATCAAGCAGGGCTTGGACCTGATTGATGAGATGCACACCAGCACTGAGGAAGAGGTGAAGGCAAAGACCGAGCAGCGCGTGCAGCTCATGCAAAGCTACGCGCCGTTCAAGATCGCGCAGCGATATCTGGCGCTGATGTTTGGTGCGGTATTCCTCGCAAGCTACATCCTTGTGTTGGGCATGACCATCAGCGGTTACGGCGACCCAGATGCAGTGACCAAGGTGATGGAACAATTCAGCATCAACTACGCGATCCTGATCATCCTGTCGTTCTATTTTGGCGGCGGCGTCATCGACAGCGTCAAAGGTCTGAAGAAATAAAAAAGACCCGGTGGTTTGTGGCCACCGGGTCAGTCGTGGAGGAAACGATCCTGCAAAGGATCAATTCAACTGTATGTGTCTGGTGCCGACACGTCTAGCCCTTTCTTTCTCAATCACCTTTTCGAGATGCACCCGCGCGGTGTATTGGCTGATGCCCATTTCCTCGCCTATGACGCGCAGTGGCGGCGTGTAGCCGTGATCCTGCTGGAACTTGGCGATAGTGTCATAGACACGCTGTTGCTGTGGTGTGAGGGTCTGCATCAGTCGATCTCCTTGATGGTCAGTGTCTTGCTGCGCATCGTGCGCTCAGGCTTTGCCGGCACCACACGCTCAGGCTGCGCCTTGTAAGTGCGGCTGGGCCACTTGATGAAATACTTGGTATTCCCAACCAGCCCATAAGCGCCCGGCTTGTTGCCGATATGCTCCATCAGTGTGGTGGTGGCGTCGCTGATATCCTCATCAGCCGCCGCCTTGTTGCGCTGTGCCAGCACGAGCTGCTCCAGAGCGATCTGCGCGTCGGCGTCTGCGTCCGGGTCGATCTCGACTGGCGGGTACTCTGTCGATACCGAGCTGTAGACGATGGTCGCGTCGCCCGGAGAATGGGCCGGGTAATAGTCCAGCTCCTTCCTGCGGCGCTCAAAGTCGAGGACGGCGTCGCGGATCTGCATCTGGATCACCGGGTCCGGGCGGTACAGATACAGGTACAGGGCTGTGCCTTGATACAAGGTGGCTACACAGCCCCACTGCGCGTCAGGGTAGCACATGAGCTGCGCCTGTAGTTGGAGCGGCCCACGGCTCCACAGGGGCCGCTCTGAGGGCATTGAGGACGTGACCTTGGCCTCAAGTATCCCGACCTTGCCAGATGCCTCTATCGTGCCGCCCTGCGGCATGTAGATATTGCGCTCCGGTTCTGCCTTCAGCAGCCCGGTGCCGGTGGCCCTGCCGTCCAACGACGCGGCCAGTGGCAGATCCTTGTGCTGGTATGGCACATTGATATCGACATCAACAGCGGTGAGCGAGAGGCGGTTGGCCGCCTCCCGCAGAATGGTTGGCTCCAGCGTGTCGCCCCAGAACATCGCGTCGTTCTGTGGCAGGTGCTGTTTCTCGCCGCCATTGTCGATGTCGATCATCTCCTGCAACAGCTCGTTGGGTGTTGCGTAGGGTGATGCGTTCAGCAGGACTGGCACCCTACTGGCTGAGATTTGCCCGTCCGGCGTAAGCTTGCCGACCATCTAACGCTTCCTCTCAAACTCAGTGCGCGTGACAACGCGGTTGACGGTATGGACAAAGCCGTTGGTGCGATCACCACCAACCTTGGTGACAAGGCCGGCGTCCCTGAAGCGCAGCAGGTGTGCCGACGCAGAGTTGTGCGACACATCATAACCAGCGCGCTTGCACTCCATCCGCAGATCTTTGGATCTAAATGTTTTCTGCGGGTGGAAGCTGCCGACGATGACTTGATACACGTCCCAGCCCGACACCTTCTTTGGGCTGACGATGCGTGAGCGTGGGCCGGGGTGGTACGCGCCGCGCAAGACGGGTTGCGGTGCAGGCTTTGGCTGCGGCTCCGGCACCTGTACCGTGACGCGGTGAACCGGCTTCGGCTCAGTCTTTGTTGCGGCCACAATATTGGTGATCGTGGCGTGGCGCTCCAGCCCGGTGGCGATCAGGTCACCCAGAGCTTCCTTGCTGCATT